GGGTATGCCGGTATCGACATGGTGAGTGCCGGTGCGGTCTCGTCTTTGGGTGTCTCAATGATGTACTGGTCATCCTCAACTACGGCTTGCTCGACAAACTTACCCAACAGGATAGGTGTAGAAATCTTCTGAGGGCAACCCTCGCACAAAGATGGGTTGTTGTCCCGATACCACTCGCAGGTGTACGGACCTTTGGTCTCAGAAGCTTTAGCCTCGGTTGCACTTGCCGAGTAGTCGGGATGCCGTTTAGACAACGTATGGATAGCCGTAGGGCCGTCTTCGCACCGCACCGCAATAGACAACGCACCACGCCACAACGGTTCTTCTAGTGTATCTGCGTTCTCGATGGCGTGTTTGATCTGCGCACAGCCGTTACCGTTAATGCTACGGATAGCAATGCGCTTAAACGAACACTTGGGGTAGTCGCCCCCACCAATATCCTTAGATGTCTCGTCCATGCCAAACTGTTTGGCAGCACTCAAGTCCATTGCAGGTGCGGGTAACGGCTCAATAAACTCAGCAAGGGATACAGGCGTACCCATTGCAATAATCTGTACGGGTCTCGAAGTTGCGTTCTTAAAGTTATGGGTGCCGGGTATGCGCAGGATGCGAGCAGCATCTGCAGTTACGGCAGGATCAGCAAATAATTTCTTTTGAGCGCACAAGCGCTTCAGTGATTTTGCGTGTCGTATCCACTCGGATACGGGCACGTCTTCGGTCAAAGGCCAATAGACATGGAGACCACCACCTGAGTTAACAAGCGTTGGACTTGGGAGCTTTGTGTCAGCAACAAATATGGATAGTGCTTGGGCAGCGGAGGCTTGGTCAGCGTAGGGCTTACCTGTACCGCAATCTAAGTCTAGAAAGAACGACCGCAGAAAGATGGCGTTGTCCGCCTTACGACCTGAGTCATCTTCAAATGTGGCAAGCGCAAAATACGCATCCACGCCTTGGGAATCCATACCTGAGCCGACTGCCTCCACGTCTTCAATCGTCGCTTGGAACGATTGCTTGACGGCGTTTGCCCGAATACCCACAGTGCAATACAAGCCCTGCGTTGGTAAAACGGATTTGAGAAAGTCAGTCACAGAACCTCACTGGGTTGAGGGAGAAAAAAATAGGGGCAACAGTGCTACCTGTTACCCCCGAGGGTTACTTACGTTTTGAAAGACGTGCAATAACTTTAGGCATCACTGCCTGATAACGAGCGCGTGGCACCGATCTACCAGTCAGCCAGTTGTACACACTCGCACGAGTCACGCCAAACATCAGCGCTATCTCGGTAATTGGTGTACCTTTGTTGATGCAAACGTCAGCCAACTGCATAACAATCGGCCTCTGGTCTGCATCTTCAACTTTCTGAATGAAGAGGGTGTCATGCCCCCGTGGTCTATTACGCATCTTCGTCAGTAGCCCAGTCACTCAAGATGTCAGATACGTTTTTAGCCGGTGCGGGTGCTTCGGGCTTTGCTTTTGCAGGGGCACGTTTCACTGGCTCAGCCACTTCTTCCGCTTTCTCGACGGCAGCAGGGGCTTCCTTGAACGACTGTGGTAACGCAGGCATGCCTTCGGCTTTAGATGGAACCATCTTCAACTCGATAGCTTGACGAGCGTCTTCTGTCTGGCTCTGTGCTTTACCCAGTTCCCACTCTTCTTTCGACAAGGGGCGTACAGCACGGAACTTCAACACGGGCACTGCTTCGGCAGTGTCGAAGCGAGCTTCGGTCACGATGCCCGTAATCGGGATACCATGTCCTGACAAGAACTTACCAAACGCTTGCAGTGGCATCTTCTCACCTTCAGCACGACCGAAGTATGACTTGGCAGGGACTGACAAGCGGTAGATGTTGCCACCAATGTCGTTCTCCAAAGCTACAGCCAAACGCTTACTGTAACGGCAGGCACGAGCCTTACCATCGCCAGAGCCTTCGATGTTCTGTGGGCAGGTAGCGCACGTCTTGGCTTGTGGGTTAGCCACTTCTTCGTTGGGCACTACGCCTTCGGCAGACCAGCAGGCAGGCTTGATGTCCTTGCCTTCTTCGTATTTGTCTGCATAGAACGTGCGGGTCACACCTTTGCCAGATGCAATCACCACAAAGTTCATGGCGCGTTCTTCGTTCTTGGCAACTTCTTCACCGCCTACGACCATACGCCACACACCGCCCTTGATTGAGATTTGCTTACCGCCAGAGCTACCTGCGATGTCACGGGTAGTAGCGTCAGAAGCCTCACGTAAATAGTCAGGGATAACGGAACCGGATTTGAAAAGTGTCATGTTACTCATTTTGATTTCCTATTGGGAAGTTACTTGGATGAACGGCGAACCGTGATCGAGTACTTGGACTCGATATTCACACCTGCAGGCATGCTGTCTGGATTCTCTTTGACGAACTGTGCAAAGTTACCTTGCGCAATACGACGTTCAAGAAGGTCAGGGGCATCATGCTCACGGATGAATTTGTACATACTGTCCCAGTCACTGGTCCAGTAGCGTGTTTTGACGGCTCGTGTAAACGAACCATGTTGTGTCTTGCCACCGTCTTGACCGGTAGCCTTGCAGATTTCTAAAAGCTCATGCTCGACGGCATCAAGCTGAACATCAAGGTCAGCTATCTCAGCTTCCATCTGCTTCTTCTTCATTTCTTTAGCGTCACGTATTTTGATATACACATTGACTAACTGACTTGCATCCATAGGACTCCTTTGATTTGCGTTGAACATTGGGTGGGGGTACTAACCGCTCGTCCGCAAGCTTTTAAACTTTTGTACGGCTTTCCCCCCGTTTTTTAGAAATTATACACTGTCAAATTTCAGTGTCAAGCTCTTGTTTGTATAAATCTACTAAACTTTGATGTAAATCTATTTTATTTTGCAACATGGTATACATGCGTCGCTCGACCGGACTGCCTTGCAAGTGGGTGACTGTAACTTTGTTTGTCTGCCCTGCTCGGTGCGCTCGTGAGTTAGCTTGCAAATAGATTTCTGTAGACGCTACTGGACCCCACCAGACAACTTGATCGGCACGAGTCAGCGTGATGCCGTGTGCAGTAGCCTGCGGTACTAACAGTAGTATGCGTGGGTCATCTTCGGTTTGGAATTCTTTAATGATGTCTGCTCGTCGTGTTGACGCAACACCGCCATGAATCGTTTGCACTGTGTATCCTTCTTTGAGCAGAGCATTCTCAACCATTTGTAGCGTGTGTCGATATGGGATAAACACCAATATCTTATGGTCAGTTTGCTCGATCACGTTTAGCAACTCACTCATGCGATTGGCTACGTCAAACTCTACAACGCCACCGTCGTCGGTATATACCGCCCCTTGCGCAACTTGCAAAAGTTTGTTAAGCATGGCTGCTGCGTTTACCGCTGTGATTTCTGAGCCTGCTGCGATAGTCATCATTTGTTTTTTGAGCGCGTCATAGTACTTAGCCTGCTGAGCCGTCAACGGAACTTCACGAGTCGAGTACAACAAGTCAGGTAAGTCCAAGCACTCAAGCTTTGTGTATCTGATAGCCGGTTGCAATACTTGGTGAACGATCTGTTGTGCGTCTTGTCTTGGCACCCACTTGTACTGCGTAAGCTTGAGCATCACCTTGTCACGGAACGCACCAAAGAATCTAGGCACGGCTTCGGGTGCCACAAGCTTAGCCAGACCATAGGCATCTAGCGGTGACTGCGAGGCAGGCGTACCTGTCATCATCCACAGGCGTGTAGTAGGTTTAATCAAGGTTGCAAGGCACTTCCATCTATCGGTAGTCACGCTCTTAACTGCGTTAGCCTCGTCCACAATAATGAGGTCAAACCCACCGGCTTCCAACTCTTTGTTAACTACCTTCACACCATCAAAGTTAATTATTACAAATTCGTAATCTCCCGTAATAACCTTCTGTCTTTGTGTACGTGACCCCTGTGCAATAGCCACTGTGCGGTGCATGACTGTCTTGAATAAATCAGAGCGCCATGCGGTGTCCATGATGGACACTGGGCACACAACAAGCACACGCTTGACCCTGCCTTGATTCATGAGATAGTCCGCAGCCCAAGCTGCTGCACTGGTTTTGCCTGTGCCTGCTTCGTTAAACACAAAGCAACGTGGATGGAGTGTGAGGAACTCTGCAGTGGTTCGTTGATGATCGAACGGCGTAAACATTCCGGGCCACTGGTAGCGCCCAAGAATAGGGCTAGGCACATCACGTATACCTAGATTGCGTAGCAGTTGCACTTCGTCAAAGCCCCAGTTAACAATGACTTGGTCAACGTCTCCGTTGTTCTCAAGCACCTTGCTTTTAGGAATGATTGAAGTGATTTGATTTGCTTTGCGTGTATTGAACACCAAGGCTTTGTTGTCAATGATTTGCATAATAAATTGAATAGAGGTGACAAAAATAGCCCAGTAGCACTGCTACTGGGCAAACCCATTACTGGGAGGAGAAAAGGAAACCAAATGAAACAACTTAGAAGTGGCAACCGCTAAGTGTTTTCATCTTACATTATTTTTTACGCTCTCGCTTAGAAATTTGTGACTTCAGCGCACCAGTTTTAGTGCGGGAGAAGCTAGTGTTTTCAGACTGTGGTGAGGCACGGAGATTGCTTAGTTTAGACGTACCGCCCTTGGACATAGCCTTCTTGTGGTCTACGTCTACAGTGTCAGGCAGGGTGCCATGCTCCTTCTCGTATGCCCGTCTAGCTTTGTGTCTTTCGGATTGGGCAGCCAACTGTTTAGGCGTACCCTGATACCGTTCGTATTCTTGCTTATAGTTTCGTTTAGTGGCCATTGTGATTCTCACAAGTAGTAACTGGGCAGAACTTACACAACGCAGAGCTTTTAGGGTTCCATACCCCATGCACTACGGCTGCTTCGATTGCACTAGCCCTGCCAGCCCATTTAGACAGGATTTCAGGCAACTGTTTACGAGTGTACTCAGACTTAATAACATCGCCAACTACAACGAACAACAGTGCCCCTTTGACGGTATTTACGTTGGGATGGTGAATCATCACCATAGCTGCCATTAGTTCTAACTGAGCGCTATCTGCGTACCGGCTTGACTTACCAGTCTTATAGTCGGCTACCCTTGCAATTCCTTTGTCGTGGTTGATTGCAAGATAGTCTGGTATGCCTCGGAACCATACATCTTTGTCAAAGAATCCACAGGGGGTAAAGTCTGCTCGGATGCCGAGCTTCTCTTCGCATCGTACGTCGCCCTTGAAATTGGCGAGGGGTTCCACGAATGGTTTGTAATGCGCATAACTCGCTGGAAGTGGTGTTTTATCACGGATGTAATCTTCAAATGCTTTGTGTACGGCAGTGCCGTACATGGTTGCTTCAGTGTCTTTAGATTTAAACTTTTTTAGTATCTTGACTTCGTGGTATCTGCGTGGACAACCTTCGTAGTCTTTGATGCCTGAGTAGGAATGGGATAGCGTCATGGAAAGAACTGGGTTTGTTTTTGCAAGCCCTAGTGTACCAATCAACAGTCCCCATAGGAAGCCCCTACGCCTGATTCGCAGGCTAACGGCAGAGTTTGTGCCCACTTTGGACGCCATGACATACACTCCTCAACGTATTGTTTTGCTTCATCTTTTTCCTCAATCGGTGCAATACAAGCCACGGCATCGTGAACTGTCAACACCACCTTATACTTCTTGCCGATTTTGAGCATCTGCTCCGCAACGACCTGCCTTGCTACGGCTTGACACAGGTTCTCGACTACCTTACCCCCGTAGATATACACGGGTATTCCCTTAGAGAAATAGCGTAGCTGAGTCTTGCCGGTCTTTTCATCTAACACCTCACCCAAGCCGGGGTACTGGATATGTAGACCGCTAGGTAGGGTTAACCCTTTCTTGGGTATGGCTCTAATCAAGCCCTGCTCGTCTACTTGGAAACCGTTGCCTGTACGCAACGCTATCAGCGCTTCGTCGGCTTTGTGCCACAACTCGGGTATCTTGTAGTACGTTGTCCTGTATGCGTGGATGATGCGTTTTGCCTCGTCAAGCGTTACCTCGACACCGGCTTGTACCTTTAAGAATATCTGTAACTTGTTTGGTCCAACGCCA